ATAAAACCAACCTCAGCAAGAACAGTTAGAACTTCACCCGATGCAAGAGTTGTTGCCACTATGCCACCGTAATCGGAATAGCACCGTTCGTTCGCTCATACCTTTTCAAAGCATTAACAATCTGTGTGCCAATGTCTTTACCGTCTGCACCCATTCCTGCGGTAACAGAAATGTTGTATGTGTTTCCCATATTGCCTAAACGATCTAAAGGAATAATTGCTTCTGCACCAGCCTCGCCGACAAGTCCCATCATCGGTTTCGTGACGATGCCACCACTAGCAAATGCTCTGATACCTCGGCGTTGTTCTAACGCTTGTGCTTGTTCTTGTGTTAAGTATCCTGCATCAACGGCAACTTGTTCAGCAGTTTTTGAAGCAACATTAGAAACAGTTTCAACAACCGCAGCAACAGCAGAAACAATAGGTGCAACAACACTAGTGACCACATCAACAACTTCTTGCGCAGCGTCAGCGGTTCTCTTTAATGCAGCAGGGAGATCTTTGCCAGCCTCACGGCGTTTCTTTTCAGCCTCAGTTAATGCTTCAACAGCATCTTTTTCACGCTCAAGCGCATCAATAACTTTATCTGAGGCATTAGCCTGTGCAGCCTTAGCCTCATTAACTTTCTCTAGCGCCTCTGTGTAAGCGTCAGAGCCAATCTTTGCACCGTTCACGACCTCATCAAGCATTGTTTGTGCCTCTGTTAAAGCACTGGTTGCTTCTGCTTGTGCATCAGTCGCATCGGCAACACTTAACTTTGCTTGCGCTAAAGCAATTTCTGCTTCACGAATATCAACCAAGTTTGAATCGGGATCAGCACGAACTTGAGCAAGTTTTTGTTCAGCATCTTTAACCGCAAAAATTGAGGCTTCAACATCGTAGCCAGACTTCTCTAATGATCGTTGCGCCTTTGTAAGTAACTTCTGTTTGTCATTCGCTTGCTTACTGTCTCGCCCGTAGCCTCTAATTATTTGGTTAAAGTTTTCTTGAGCCAAACTAAGTTTCTGTGTCGCCTCACTCAACGCAGTATTTGCTTCTAGAACCTGTTTCGTTGCATCACGAGCAGAACGCTGTGCCTGTGTAACACCTTTGATTGCGTCAATATATTTTTTTAATTTCTCTGTAACAGTTTCAACCACTTTTGCAACACCACCACTAGCACCGCCAACTTCAGGGGTCGGAGAAAAAACTGCACTAGTACCTTGCCGTTCAGCGTTCTTTACAGCCTGCAACGCTCTCGCATTTGCCTCAATCTGTTTCGCAGAGTTCTGCGCAGCATTAGCAATACGCCCGAAAGAAACCTCACCAATCTTTGCAATCAATGGCAGACCAGCACCAAAAAAGTTTGCTGCCTTAATCAGCAAATTGATTCCACTGATCATAATGTTGATACCGAAAATCCATTTATTGACCAAAAACTCTAAATAGTTAATAATGAAATTGATTACAGCATTAACAACCTTGCGGAAAGTTTCAAAGTTTTTGTACGCATAAATACTCGCAGCACCAAAAGCGATAACAGCCAACACGATTGCGCCAACAGTTAAAGCAATAGGTGCAGCAGCAGCCGAAGCAGCAGCAGCCGAAGCACCAAACGCAGTCATCACGACTGTTGAAATGCTCATCGCCAAATTAAAAGCAATAACAGCAACAGCCAAAGAACCAAAAGCGATAGCGAAAATCATTACAAGTTTTTGATTGCGATCTATAAAATCAAACAACGATATAAGCATCGCTGTCAATTTTTCTAAAACAGGCAACAAGGCAACACCTAAAGATTCTTGCAATTCATTGAAATTGTTTTTAAGTATTTTCATTCTGCCAGCAGCAGTATCAGCAGCGTTAGCAGTTGCGCCACCGAAAGTATTTGATAACTGTTGAAAGATGACTTCTGTACTTGCGCCATCTTTGATCAACTCTCTAAGCGCAGGCGAGAGGCGTTGCAGTGCTTTGTAGTTGCCAGCGTATGCTTTCGCTAGCGCATCGGAAACTGTGCCGAGTGGTGCAGATGAGGCTGTTGCGATGTCTTGTGCCAACGCTAAACCTTTTGTCGCAACAGTTAAATCACCTGAACCGATGACCAGTGAACTTAGAGCAGCACGCAATTCTGTATCAGCAGTGCCCGATGCTTTTGACATCGCAGAAATAAGTTGTTCCGTTGATGCAACTGTCGCTTCATTAGCGCCAACAACTTTTTGCAAAGTTTGTGCCAGTTTTGCTTGCTCAACTTCATCTGCTGCTGCTGCCTGTGCAGCCTTAAACCCTGCAACAGATAACGCCCCAAGCACAGCGACAGCAGGCAGAAACGCTTTCTTGAGAACGAACGCAGATTTTTCTGCCGTTGTTTCAAGTTCCTTAAATTGTTTGATTGCCTTCTGAATACCTTTAGCATCAAAATCGGAAACGATGTTTATTCCAACAGCCATATTATTTACCTGTTCCTGCGTTGATCGCTTTGGTTGTGTATGCGTTGATCTTGTTCACGACAGTTAAAACTTCTTGTTCAATTAAACCTTCATTAGATTTGACTGCACCGTACAACACACGAGAACGATATTTGCCGACACGACTTTTGCCACCGAACTTTGTGTCTAAATTGTGTATGAATCGTTCGCCTAACATTCCTCTGCCACCTTTGCTGCCAGCAGAATCATAAACTTGCCCACCACCGTCCATTTGTTGAATACGCAAGATCACACTGCCACGAGTACCACCACGAGCAGAACCCGTACCTGCTTTAGGTTTCACACTTTTCTGCGCAATCGCACCGTTGTATGGTGGAAGGCGTGACTTTGTTTGAAGTCTGCCACCTGAAGTATGCCATTGAGATAACGCCTCATCAGGGAACTCAGCACCGACCAACTTCGCTAAAGGTTGCGAAGCGGTCACTAAGTCTTTGCGCAAAGAATCGTACAAATCTTTCTCATAGTTCTTGAGATAGAACAGCGTTTCACTTATCCCATAAAACTTTAATTCAGTTGCCATAGCCGAACATCATACAACTAACGCCGTTTCGTTTGCGATTGCTTAACAACCCAACGATGATAAGCAAGCATCGTATTCAACATTGATTCACTCTCATTAAGTAAAAGTGTTGGCGCAATATGATACTCGTGAGCGAGATGACAGATTAGCCAATGAGCGGAATCATCACCGAACTTTATTTCTCTAAAGGGCTTTCAGCCTCATCTCGTGGCAACACCTGTGCAACAGTACCAATCCAATCAGGGTCAAACTTTAATTTTGTTTTGTTCCGATGTGTAAGAGCAGACCAAGCAAGCCAAGCAAGATCAGTTAAACGCATCTCTTGTTCAAACTTAACTACAGATCGTTGCCAAGTTCTCTCAAACCCAACGAAGTCGGCGAACACTGCATCAACAGGTTCTTTCGTACCGTCAAGATATTCAACTTCTAAAGCAATTCGCATTACTTCTCCTTCTAATAGTTTTTATTTATGCAGTTGTTTTAACGAGTGTTCCGCCAGTGAACGAAAGTGAAGTCATCATCAACTCGCCGACTGCGCCAGCCACTGGCGTATGCGCTGCCAAGAATGCCCCTGTGATCGTGTAGGTCGGGTTCGTAGGTGTAGCAATACCTGTTTCGTGTTTGATAACTAGTGTTGTGGTTGTGCCAACAAGAGGGAAGATTGTTGCTTCAACTTGGCTTGTAGCGAAGTCTTGCATAAATTCAATATCAACAGAATTATTTTGCAAACCACCTGCGAACTTGTGTCCACCATCGCCGAACGCCGTCACCTCTACGGAATCAATTTCATAATTCAATGTTACAGAGTTAGATTTTGTAGAAAGATCAATTGCATTCACGGTGATTGATGCGTTTGTTAAAACTTTGACAGCCATTTTATTTGTCCATTTCTTTAGGTTCTTGTTTTGCTACTTTAACATTAACTTCCGCAAGATGTCCACCATCAACAAGCGCATCAACATTGAAACCTTCAAGGTCATCGCCGTTAATGTTGTCACCCTGTTTACCTAGTGTGCAGTTTTCGCTTATAACTTTATAGTTGGTCATCACATTCCTATCCGTGAACAGTTACTTGAAATTGAATTTGCAAAAACTCTGCATCAGCAGAATTCAAACTTGTTATGTTTGCACCCGATGGTAGCACTAAAGTTTGGCACACGCCACCAAGCGTCTTGTCTGATTCAATCGCTGCACGAATACTGGTAGCACCTGAGTAGGAAAGAAAACCGTCAAGAATTGTGTAAGCGTTCCGATCAACATATCTGCCAACAATTACGAACACAGTCCAGTCCATCGTGACATCACCGCCACCCATCGCACGATGATAATTAACAGAGTTCAAAACAGGAAACGCCAACGGTGGATTGAGTTGCTCAGGTTGAAAAGATGTTGCACGCAAACCTGTAACGGTTGCAAGATTAGTCGCCAACCCTGTAGCAACTTGCAAAATAGTGGCAGGCATTAAGCGATACCGAACCTGCGATACGGCGATAACAAATCACGAACATCAGGATCAACGGCACGAACCGTTATCGCCATATCAGCGAACCCAACAACACCAAGCGAGGCGTTAAGGCGTGCGAACTGGCGCATAGAAAGCAAAATGCACGCTTGGTTAATATCATCAGGGATTGCAGCCCAACCCCAAACTGTTGTTACTTGAACAGTCTCAAACGCTGGCGTAGTCAAAAGAGGAAAAGTATTGCCACCAACCATTCGTGCAGATTCATAAGGTCGTGGAAAGATCGGGACATTTCTTGGCTGTAAAACATAATCTACGCCTTGTGTCAAAGTCTGAGCGTAAGTGCCGTTGGCTAACGAATCAATTTTGATAGTAACTGTTGCAGTCGCAACATCTCTATTAAATACCAACAGATATTCGTTGTAAGGAAACATCGGAACAGCAGTGCTAGTCGTCTGGTAAAAGAATCTGCCTGTGTAACCATCAATACGCCGAGAAGCAGACTCAATGGCATTTTCTAAAAGCGTGTCATCAGTTGAATCAGTAATGCGCAACGCAGATTTCAATTCGGCAAGAGTGCAGTAACCGTTCGTAATTGCCATATTTTATTCTTTCTTTTTTTTGCCACGATTCAATGATGCTGTTTCTGTTTTCAATTCTTGTACAGCAACTTCAACATCTATTTCAGGGGTCATATATTTGTGATCAAAACCTGCCTCACGAAGCGCAACGTCAACCGCTTTAACACGATCTTTCAAACCTCTGCGTTCGTAGCCTGCACGCTCCGCAAGTAATGATTCAATATATTTACTCATTTGTTTTCTCCATAAATAGTAAGGGTTGCTGACACCCCGAAGGATATCAGCAACCCGAACAACTATTTGATCAACTTAGAAAGTTGGTGTTACTAATCCAGTACCGCCGATAAGTGCGAACGCTTTGTCATATCGGTTTGCTGTGAACGCTGAGTATCCGTAAACAATCATTGTTACATCAAGTTCAGCAGCCTTTGGTTGCTCAAATCGCAACATCATCGGCTCGCCTGAACCTTGTTCAAACAAGTGTGCTTCTTGAGTGTTGCCCAAAATGATGACATCTTCGTTAGCACCTGCACCATTTGTTGTGATGACATTTGCATCAGTGATTACTGGCAAACCAAGAATTGTGTATCCGCTATTTCCGTACACTGGCGCACCATTACCTGAAGCAATCGCAGGCTGACCATTGAAGTTCGGCACTGGCACAGCCAATGGTCGCTTCTGATCATCAAGTGATGCCAAGATGAAAGCAAGTCGGCGTGGGTGCATCAACATAAAGTTCGGTCCAGCGAAGAAGTTTGTTTGAATGCGCTGAATTGCATCAGCCAACTTCGGATAAAGTTCTGGAACTGTTGGTGATGCGTCTGTGTAAGTCACAACCTGCGTGATCACATTGGTTAGTGATGTTGCACTTGTTGTTACGAACAGCGAATCAAGATTCGTGTGGTATGCGCTAACAAGGTCAGCCATAACTAGCGAATCAATGTTTGTGCCACGCTCAATAGATTGGCGTGAAACATTCTGCTGACCAGCAACAGTGACGATTGAAACATCAAGTTTCGTGTCGTCCATGTTTGTTTCTTGAACAGCAGCACCTTCAGTTTGAACTGCGGTTGCTGAACCTGTTGTTACTTTGCTGATGCTGATAACTAGACCTTGATCAGGTAATTGATGCTTGCGAGCAACATCAAGGAAAGGGCGACCTGCACGAGCGAACGGCGCAGCCAACTCAGTCAAGAATTGTGGCACGATCAGACCAGCAAAGTTTGCGCTAGTAACATCACGGCGTTCAATCTTTTCTTCGTTCATATGGCGAGCAAGGCGCTGTTGCGCCGAGAAGTCATTGTTAAACTGTGCTGCGTAAGCATCTTTCAAGAAAGATGATTCTGCTTGTGGCGAGTAAGTGCGTGCCTCAGACTTTACAACTGTTCCACCAACAGCAACATCAAACTTCTTTTCTTTGCGAAGTTCTGCTGCTTCTGCTGAACGCTTTTCAAGTTCAGAGTGCTTTTCAATTTGCTCATCAAGTGAACGAACCTCAGCAAGAGTTGCAGTGATATCTGCATCTTCTTCAACTGTGAGTTCTCGGACTTCTGTTTGTGCTGCGACAACAACTGCTTCTGCTTTTGCAAGTGCAGCATCACGCTTTTCAATAAGTGATTTACTAAATGACATATGACCTCCTATGGTCAATCGGTTTATTTATT